GGCGGCATCGACTTGCGCTCCAAGTCCGATGCGCAGATCGCCGAGGCCGTCATCAAGTACCGCCTGCACGAGTACACGGGCCGCACCTACAAGCCCCAGAAGCTCGCGGTGGGGCAGATCGTCCGCTACTTGGACCCCAAGATTGTGTCCTTCCAGTCTGACGGGCTCAAGAGCATCTTCAAGAACATCCTCAAGACGAACTTCGCGATTGCTGGCAACGGCGCGGTGGAGATGCCCGACTGGCTCAAGAAGCAGCGCATCAAGATCGGCACGACCGAGTATCAAATGGGCATCGGTGGCCTGCACTCATGCGAGAAGAAGCAGACCGTGGTGGCGCGGGACAATCAAATCCTCGCCGACTTCGACGTGGCGTCCTACTATCCCTCGATCATCCTCAAGTTGAAGCTGGCCCCCAAGGACATGGGCAATGACTTCCTGCTGATCTATCAGGACATCGTGACCGAGCGCCTTCAGGCCAAGGCCCGGGGAGACAAGCTCACCGCCGACACCCTGAAGATCGTTGTGAACGGGAGCTTCGGGAAGCTGGGCAGCATGTACAGCGCCCTCTACGCGCCGCAGCTTATGATCCAGACCACCATCACCGGGCAGCTCTGCCTGCTCATGCTGATCGAGTGGGTGGAGAGCGTCGGGGCGAAGGTGGTGAGCGCCAACACGGACGGCATCGTCGTCCTGTGCGACAAGAACCGCGAGAAGTGGCTGGAGGAGGCCATGTTCGACTGGATGCTGACGACGAGCTTCGAGCTGGAGCGCGCGGACTACCGCTCAATCCACTCCCGCGACGTGAATAACTACATTGCCGTGAAGCCCGACGGCAAGACCAAGCGCAAGGGCGTCTACGCCGAGCCGGTGTTGAGCAAGAACCCCGACTTCACCATCGTCATCGACGCCGTGGCGGCGTTCTTGAGCAAGGGCAAGCCGGTCGAGGAGACCATCCGGGGCAGCACTGACGTGCGGGGTTTCGTGACCGTCCGGCAAGTTACCGGGGGCGGCCTGTGGCGGGGCGAGTACCTTGGCAAGGCCGTGCGCTTCTACTACTCGACCGAGGTGGGCGCAGACGAGTGCATCAGCTACGCGAAGAACTCGAACAAGGTGCCCCGCTCCGACGGGGCCAAGCCGATGATGGAATTGCCCGACGCACTGCCGGGCGATGTGGACTACGTCCGCTACATTGAAATGGCGCGGGACGCGTTGAAGGACATGGGGGTGATGAAATGAGTGAAGCATCTATGAACAAAGAAAATCAGGCGCATGCGCTTGGCGAACCACCGACGTTCAAATGTTTTCAAGAGGACAATGAGTGGCGGTTCTACTGTCCGAACTGCAAGAAAGAACATCATCATGGAATTGGGCCGGGGCACCGCATAGCGCACTGTTCAAAAGGCCCATTCAAGAAGACCGGCTATTTTCTTGTTTTAAATGAAGAAGGGGGAACAAAATGAGTGAAGAAAGAAGCAAAATTGATGACGCCATCGACCTTGCGACGCTGATGAGGCCGTTCCTGAACGGCAAAAACGGCGCAGTAGTCATGGCGACACTCTGCCTCCTGATGGCGGAAGCTATCACGGTCATCAACGATCCAAAGGTGAGGGACAAGACTGTGGACTACGTCAGCGCCTGCATTCGGGGATACATCGAACAGATTGAGAGGGTGGCCAATGACGCCCCGTGAAGTGATACCCGCAGCCATACCAGAGGAGATTGAAATGGAAGTTGAGAACGCACTGAAGTCGCTCGTTGAGGGCGCCGCACCTAAAAAGAACACCATCCGCGTTACACGCGAGGAAATAGAGATGGCCAAGGATCTCGGGCTGACAATTCAAGAGTATGCCCGTGGCAAGGCAAAGCTCTTGAAGGCGCAGGCCGAATACGAGGCGTGGCTACAGACCCCCGCAGGCGCAAAGCACATGGTCAAACTTGAGGCCCAGCGCCAGCGCAGGCTGAAGCGCGACCGTGAGTACAGCCGCGCCTACCGCGCCCGCAAGGCACTGGAAAAGAAAGATGCTTGAGAGGGCCATTGAGGCGGCGCTCGTCAGGCGCGTGAAGGAGCTGGGCGGCCTGTGCGAGAAGTTCGTGTCGCCCGGTCGCCGCAGCGTCCCCGACCGCATCGTCACGCTGCCCGGCGGGCGCATCGTCTTCGTCGAAGTGAAGGCCCCCGGCAAGGGGCCGACCGAGTTGCAAGAGCGCGACCACTGGCGGCGCCGGAAACTTGGGTGCGAAGTCATCGTCATCAACAGCATGGAAGAGGCGAGCAACTTCAAATGAAGAAAGTCACCAAGAAGTCGCGTATTGAGGCGGCGCGTCTCATCATCGACCGCAATGTCACCTTTGTCCCCTTCTCGGGCGAAGACCTCGCCGAATTTTCACAGGCCTGCGGCGTCACGATTGAGGGGGCCGAGCGCAGGCCCAATCCAAAATTCCCGAAAGACCCCCGGCACCTCTACATGAAAATGAATGGGGAGGATTGGAAGGCGATCTCTTGGAAGAAGTTGATTGAGGGCTGGGACCAGAAGGCGGACGTTAAAAAGGTCATGCGCGAGGCCGTCTCGATTGACTTGTGGAACTTCAAGAAGGGTCTAGAACTCATCTGCGAACGCTGTGGATCTACGAAGCATCCGTCGGTGGATCACGTCGATCCGCCCTTTGACTGGATTGCGGAGCAGTTCATTGAGGCCAACGGACTGCCCGCGATTGACGACGCCGCAGACGGCGTGGGCAATGTTTTTGCTGACTACGCAGTCGAAGTGTCATGGATCAAATTCCACGCGGCCCACGCGAAGTACCAGATCCTCTGCCGGTCCTGTAACTCGTCAAAGGGAAAACGCTAAATGCTTTCCCGTAAAGACCTCCACGCCTACCAGCGCCGCGCCGTCTCCTTCATCAAGGACCGGCGCCGGTGCGGCCTCTTCCTCGACATGGGCCTCGGCAAGACCAGCTCGGCCCTGACCGCCGTCAGCGACCTCCTCGACGAGTTCTCTGTCCATAAGGTTTTGATCGTCGCGCCCCTGCGCGTGGCCAACAGCGTCTGGAGGCAGGAGGCGGCCAAGTGGGCGCACCTGAAGCACCTCCGGGTGTCCGTCTGCACGGGGTCGCAAAAGGCGCGTCTGGTGGCCCTACAGGCCGACGCGGACGTGTTCGTGATTAACCGGGAGAACATGCCGTGGCTCGTTGAGAGGCTGGCGTTCAAGTGGCCCTTCGACATGGTCATCGTTGACGAGAGCAGCTCGTTCAAAAACCCGTCCTCACAGCGTTTTAAGGCAATGCGGCGTGTGGTGGCGAGGACTGAATACATGGTCCTGCTGACCGGGACGCCATCGCCCAACGGCCTCCTCGACGTGTGGTCGCAGATGTACCTGATCGACTTTGGGCAGGCGCTGGGCCGCACCATGACCGCCTACAAGCAGCGGTTCTTTGAGCCGGACTACATGGGCTACAAGTTCACGCCCCGTGAGGGCTCCGCCGACAAGATCCACACGCTGATGGCGCCCAGTGTCATCCACATGAGCGCCGAGGACTACCTCGACCTTCCCGAGCGCATCGACCTCATCGAGCGCGTGGACATGAACTCCGCCGCCCTTGAGGCCTACAACGACTTTGAGAAGACCCTGTTCACCGAGCTGGGGGATGGGGAGGAGGTCGAGGCGGCAACTGCTGCTATCCTCGCCAATAAGCTACTGCAATTTGCCAACGGCTGCATGTACACGGGCAAGGATGGCAAGTGGTCGGAGATCCATGAGGACAAGCTCGACGCCCTCGCCGAGATCATTGAGGACAACGCCAATGAAAATATACTGGTCGCCTACAACTATCGCTTTGACTTGGAGCGTCTCAAGGCTTGGTTTCCCGGTGCGGTTGTCTTGGACAAGGCGCAGGACACGATTGACCGCTGGAACCGGGGCGAGATCAAGATGCTTCTGGCTCATCCGGCGTCTGCTGGGCACGGGCTGAATTTGCAGGGCGGCGGCGCCACCATTGTCTGGTTCGGCCTGACGTGGTCGCTGGAGCTGTACCAACAGTTCAACGCGCGCCTGCACCGGCAGGGGCAACTCAAGCCCGTAAAAATTCTTCATGTAGTGGCGAGAAAGACCATTGACGAGCGCGTTCTTGGCGTCCTATCGTCCAAGGATGCAACGCAGAAGCAATTGCTTGCCGCTTTGAAACCGTGATCAACTTTAACATTGAGATGGAGGGTAAATGAAGTTTCTCATCACCATGAATATGCCTTCTTATAAGGGTGGCGCCATCCACCAGATCATCTGCGAGTACCCGGCAACGGGGCTGGCCGACTTCTGTGACGCCTTGGAGAAGCGTGAGTTCACCATTATCGAAGAGTTTTACAAAAAATTCGACGCAGCGAATAATCCTTACTATGAGTCCCAAGGGCTTACTTCTGTGAATTATCGCTACGTTGGAAAAGTCAAAGAACTGGGCCACAGGTCCAACGGCAACAATAAATATGGAGAACCACAATGAACCACACTGACATCCTGACCCACTCCGTCCTCACCCTCCGCGACCGTGACACCCAGTACGGGAGCATGCAGGAGACCATGACGCGCGCCTGCCAGATCTTTGAATTGATTACGGGCAGCCCGTTGAGCCCCTACCACGCCAACGTCTTCATGCATGCTTTGAAGTTGTCCCGCGTTAGGACTTCGCCCGGCAAGCTCGACAACTACATTGACGGCATTAACTATTTGGCCTTTGCTGGCGAGTTTGCTGTGCCCCCGGGGGGCGCCGAGGCCCTCGTCAACGCCGGGATGCGCGACATTGTCGAGCAGATGAACACGCAGGAGGGGTAAGCGTCCCAAATTAGTACAGTGTGCGGGTGCCTGCGTTAATGAAATGGCGACTTCTCTGCCCCAGAGTGGGGAAGTCGCCGACATTGATATGGAGATTGAGATGGCCCGCATACAGGACAAGTTGAGGAAGACGAACCTCTTCATCGACCCCGCCTACCCCGTCAGCAAGAGTGTGCTGATCAACCCGGACGGCATCGAGGCCGCCGACTACATCGACA